CCTTTTAATGGTGAAAATACAAAGTGAAGTTTAGTTACAATAACATTCTCGGTAAATGGTCTAAAGTCTTCTGGCAACTGTTCAAGTACCTGTGCTCGGATATTCTTTTCATTCTGGACAACTGATTTTGGCTGATAGCTGTTAATGAATTTACCTATTTTAGCAAACTTTGCTGACTGTTTAGCTTTCGGATCTCCGTAAATAATTATCCTCATAGGTTTACCCCATCATCCAGTTCAACAACTTCCGGGACAACTTTAAATATTTCATCTTTCCTTTTCTGTTTTCTTGTCCGGATAAGTGCAAGGACTTCACGTTTAATTTTCAGCTCTCTTCTTAGCTTCTTATTGTCTATCCTCAATTTCCAGATGTAGCAGATAACCCAATCGAAGAAACGCTTCTTAGGTATGCCGTCATTCCGCATAGGCTCGCCCTCTACCTGTTGCTTATACAAGTCCTTTACTGCTTCTAGTTTATATTTTGTGCTCATTGGGTAACTCCTTAATATTGTTGACGTTATCAGAAGGGCAAATCCGTGTTGTCTACATCACCTTCATCTGCCTGAGTCTTAGTATCAGGTTCTTTCTTTGGAATAGAAGCAGGTGCTACATATTCATCATTCCCAAGGAACTTGACTGTTTTACCCACCACCTCAACTTTTCTCTTCTCTGTGCCGTCCTTACCTGTGTACTTGGTAGTCTGGAGTCTTCCTTCGATAAAAAGAAGAGTACCTTTTTTACATCTAGTACCAACACTCTCAGCAAGTTTTCCAAAGAGCACAACATTGAACCATTCTGTAGTCTCTTCATATTCATCGCCTCTTTTCTTACTGTCATTGGTGGCGATAGAAAAATTACATATTGATATTCCATTACCAACAGTCTTCAATTCTGGCGTTCTTCCAAGTCTTCCGATAATCTCTACTTTATTCAAAGTATTAAACACACTCATTTAACTTCTCCGTAATTAATTTGTTAATCCTACATCTTACTTCACTACCTTCTCTATTCTTCTTCAGAGCGTAATACACGTGCTCTCTTGAACATCCTATAGCTCTTGCTATCTCGACAATTGTCATTCCAAGTAAATCTCTTATTTGTTTTGGAGTGATCTTTCTAAACTTATCCATCTTTTTCCTCTATTTTTTTATCAAGTTCTTTCTTCCGTTTTGCCAGATCCTCGCTTACAACATTCTTGCAATAACATAAAACATTATCAGACACATCTTTAGCATCCATTGCTTTACCTTCACCGTTTGCGATGTCCATTCCTCCCGTAGTCCCCACGACGTTTTGGCCTTCTATTGCCAAAAGAATTCTTACTATTTTCATCTTTTACTCTCCTTTAAAGTGTATCTGCATTAGGAACATCCGTATATTTAGCACTTGGTGCTCTTCTTGATAGCGACCTAAATCTTATTTGTGGATATGTTTCTCTGCCTGAGAATATGTTGAAGAACACTGACTTCTTATTCATTATTCCCCAAGCGGTAAACAGTTTTTTAGGCATTGCAGCACGACTTGGGTGACTCCAATCCTTACCCTTCTTACTGCCAAGCTCATAGTCGTAATATTGGACAAGTGCAATAACGTATCCCTTGTCTTCTGCTATGAACTTTTTTATTCTTGCTTCAGCTATCAATTGCTTTCTCTAAAACTGCTGGGAATAAACCATTCTTTGTCCCAATTAAGCCCTTTTAATTCTTCGATGTCTGTGAACCACTGAAAAGTGTGGTCGTTATCTCCAAAATCAGATAGCCGGCAGATGCCTATTTCTTTAAGGCAAAATTTTAAAAGCCTCCTACTGCAATATCCGTATGGTTTTGTTCTTTTGTGCCATTCCATATTTTTGTCTTCTTTGTATCCCTGTTTTTTAAGAACATACTCCAACTGCTTTCTAGGCAATACTGTTGCATACATTAAAAGTCTCCTTTTCCAGTCTTTAAATTTTCATCAACCTCTTTCCTTAAATCATCGAACGGCAAGCTCTGTTCAAGTCCTGACAGAACGACAAACGTGTTGGTGGTAATTATATCCTTGACTATCAGATATGAGTTATCTTTCTTATCGTGTATCATAACCCCAACGAAACTTAGAGCATCACCGAACCTTACCTTCCGGAGCTTCTTGTAAACATCTGTGCTGTGGTCAACATAAAAAACAGATTCAGTGGTATCGAACTTATCACCTTCAGGACAAACGTGTTCTTCAATCAAGTAAACAGTTATGTACTTTGGGTTAACAGACGGTTTGATTTTATCGAGCACACCTGAAGCAACGAAGATACTTGGGTTCTTATCAGCAAATCTGTAATACAAGTTCTTGTCCTCAAGGCTACACAGGCATACAAGGTTAATCCCAACATCATAGGTGGTGTTAAGAAATCTCATATCTGATTTTCCGCAGAACACTAAACGACCACCTATTTTTATTTGCTCTTTGTTGTACTTGAGAAATTTTCCTGAGATTATTACTGAGATCATTTAAAACATCTCCCAGCCAATCATGTAAGACCAGAAGCCTGTCAGGATAGACACAAAAACAAGTCTTCCTGCACCCCACTTCCATTCTTTGTCTTTAATATCTTTTATGCCTGTCATTGTTGAAACTACAACGCCTATTAAACATCCACTTAAAAATGCACTCATAGCTTTCTCCTTAACTTATTATACCACTATTTCTTTTCTTAACTTTCTTGTCTACTGGTTTAGTCATACTTTTTGGGATTCCTGCTTTGTACGCCATGCCTATTTTTATAATATCCTGAATCACAACTTCATCAGATGGCTTAGGGACTTTTGTGTATTTGAAAACATCAAAGCCATTCTTGTCAATATAGGTGGAAAGAATAACCATCTCCGTCCACTCCTTTCTACGTTTTTTATAGATGGCCTGAACTTCATCGTAAAGATTCTTCGCTTCTGGGTCTTTGATAAGACCAACTATTTCAATTATGAATTGGGCCATCATAGCGTGGGCCATTCTAAACTCTTGTTCCTGCTTGAAATTCATCTACTTCTCTCCATTATTTTTGTATTTCCATTTACAGCCATTAGCAAACTTTGCCTTACCATTGCAACACCGTCTTATAAGGGAAGAATCTGTCTTAGTTTGTCTTCCAGCTTCACGTGTAGATTTAAACAAGGCTATGGTTTCACCAGTAATAAGGTCTATTTGATAGACTGGTTTTTCTGCACAGAAAACCTTTCTTTTGTTTCTGGTGGCTTGTATTCTTTCCCGACAAGTACCGTGCATCATGTTCTCTGATCTAGTTACCCATTCAAGGTTTTGTACGTTATTGTTAGTTTTGTTTTCATCAATGTGGTTTACTTGCGGCTTATTCTCAGGATTAGTAGAAAAAGCTTCCATAACCATTCTGTGTACCTGTTTTGGCGACCTCTTGCTCTGCTTGTGCAAAGAAACTACAGAGTAACCATAATTGTTAGGGGTCGCGATTAATATGGATGGCTTCCTTTTCCTAAAACTTTTAACTCTTCCTAAGTTGCTGATCTGATAGTAATTTTCAAAACCTTCGATGTCTTTCCAGATTTCTGTTTGATTTTTCATGAGATGTTCCTCCATCTTCACAGGTTCGCTAATAAAAACGTTCCTGCCTTCAGCTGAAGAAGAAGGAACACCAAACTGTACCAAACAATTATTCATCTGTCAATTTCCTCTGTTGCAATATATGTGGGGACTCCTGTTGCTGATTGTATCCTATTAACGTAATCTGCTGGATCAGAATTTTCAGCGGATAAATGAATCAATATTATTTTCCTTACGGTGCTCAGATCTTGTCTGTTTAGGAACTCCAAGCAATCTTCCAGGCTCATATGAACCCTTATAGCTTCTACTCTCTTGCTGTCCCTGAGATATTCATTCTTCTTCAAGTCTTCCTCTGAATAATTAGCTTCAATATAGATTTCTGTGAGGTCTGCATGGTCTTCTTCAATCTGTGCATTATCTGTAGAAAAAATAAGCTTCTCATTATCCTTCTCCAAAATGTAGTAGAAAGCTCCAAAACAATGTTTGGACGTGTATGGAGTAACAGTCCAGTCAAGTATCTGATAAGGAGTTTCAGGACTCATAACATAAGCTCTTCTGAGCTTTCCTTTAGGGTCAATTTCATCCAGAGTCCCGGCACTTGCATAAATTGGAATACCGTGCTTAGCAACATCCTTGGTAGATTTTGCGTGATCGTTATGGGAATGAGTTATGATACAGGCTTTTGGAGTTATCCATCCACCTAATTTGAGAATCTTGGGATACGGAATACCGCATTCTATTAAGATTCTACCAAGGAGATATGCGTTTCCGGTGCTTCCGGATGCAAGTGCTTTAATCATTAATCAACTCCTAATCAAAAGGGTCTTTTTCTTTTTTCTTTTCAGTATCAACAGGCTCATGCGGATTGTCAATCACGTCCTTATCCTTTGGTTTAGGTGCTTTCTTCTCAACTTTCTTTGCTTCAGGTCTTTCAGTTACAACAGCATCCTGAACTTCAATAGGTTCTTCCTTAGAGTCACCAACCATACCTGTCTGCATTTCAATTGAGAGGATACCGTTATCATTCAGCAATCTTTTTAGGACAGTTTTACAAGCCATTTTATCAAAATCTGTAAACCAAGGACAATCCTTTTTACCCTTCTTGTATGCCTGAGAGAATTTCTTACCATGATTCTCTACTTCCTTCTTGCTCATATAAACGTTTGCTTTAAAGCCTGTGTTCATTATGAAGAAAGCATAATAACCAATTGGGTCTTTCTTCGGATCTTCTCTGTCTTTCCTTGTTTCAAGGTCGGTAAATTCAATGTCACCGGTGATCGGATCATAGCTCTTAAGATCATCTTCATAGATTTCGGCAGTTTTGATTTTCTCATACAGTCTAGACCTGATAGCAAGTTCTCTGAGTCCTTTGTATCCAAGCTGAAAAGTTGCTACACTTCCGTATGGAATTATATAAGCTCTTCCAAGTGCAGGGTCTATTGGAAGTTTGAGTGCAGCAGATTTAAAAGCAGCCATCATAATACTTTTTTCAGTACACTTTTGAAGAGCACTGCTACCTGAAGTGATATTGATAATACTTGCGGAAAAAACTTTTGCTTCAGCTTTTCCGAGCATACCAACGAATCTTTCAATAATGTCCTCTCTCTTGAGAATGTTTTTAAGTGATGAAAGCATAGGTAAATTGTTGCTCATTTTACTTTCCTCCATTTTTATTTTTTGTTGCAGGAACTCTTCTCTCTTTACCATTTTTAAGTCCTGTAATGTTGTCAAGTCGATACTGTATTTTAGTCCTGTCACTATCTTTCAGACTCTTAATAGCAGTTATAAGCTGAAGGTGCATAGCAACTGCGTTATCCTTCTCTGCCATAAGCTGTTTGATTGTTCGCTTGTACTCTGAGTCGGATAATTCAACAAAGTCTTCAATGAGTTTGATGTTTAGGATAGAGGTTTCTTCGAGTCCTCCAGTAAAGACCTCATTAGATGCTATAAGACCTTCAACGAGAGTTTTGTTTAGGTGGTGACTGCTCTGGACATTGGTCATAACAGAAGAGTTAAGTATAACCGAGTTCTCTCCAATTTGCTCTGTTTTTTCCACGATGTATGCTTTAACGTCAGACTTCCACTTAGCCCTAATAACCATGTCAATAATCAGCACTACTACAAAAATAATCAGGATAATAATACTTGTTGTCATTACAAAATCTCCATTTTAAGTTCATTATATTTCTTGTCAGCATACAGGTAAATAACCTGATTATCTGATTCAACCAACCAATCTGTAACACTCTCACTGTTGTCAGCAATAAAAGGAAACTTGATACCATAGAAATCACTGATCGTTTTATGAAGGTCATAGCACATATTGACACCTTCACCATTGGAAACGGTTTTATTATAGTCAATCCCTTTATACATTGCTTCACACACGTCCTTTGGTTCACCGTTCTTCTGTTCCTCTGACAGTCTCCACTTGATAAGAGAAAAGAGTTTGTTCACTTTCTGCTCAATTTTGAGATTCCATTTTCTCTGAACACCCAGGGTAAGATCTTTTATTCTTCTACATTCTGTTACCACTTCACCGAGATCTTCTTCTTCTTTTTCAAGTTCCTTAACTCTGGCAACATTATTCTGTGCAGAAGTAAAGGTAGCAATTGACTCTCTGATACCCTTTTCCTGACCTTCGAGTCCTGCGAGTCTTTCTGACTTCTGTAATTCGCCTGTTTCACGAACGGAGTTTAGTTCTGTGGTGAGTTCTGCTATTTCAGGTGACTCAGTAAGGGTTGTGGTCTTTTTCTTCTCTCTGAGGTCATTTATAGATTCAAGTAGTGCTTCTTTTTCTGTGAGGTTTTTCTCAAGATCAATCTTTCTGTCAACCACCTCTTCATTGAGTTCAGTTATTTCTATCTTCTTTGATTTTCCAATGTCAAGCATTTCTTTAAGTGTTTTGGCGTGTTCTATGTTGAATAGTTTTTCATATTCTTCTTTCAGATATACCGGGAGGTCCTGTCCACAAGTAACACACTTGGCTTCTTCAAACTTTTCTGATTCAAAGTCGGAATACTTAGCTCTCATTTCATCAAGCTTTTCAGAAAGATTAGTTATCTCTTCCTGTTTCCTTGGAATACTTGTCCGGATTGAAGAAATCTGAGTATTGTAACTGAGTATCCTTTTCTCAAGATCATCAATACTGCTGTCAATAGTTCTCAGAGTCTTATTGTAAGATTCTTTATCTCTTTCTTTCAGCTTATCAATTTTAGCAATCAGTGTACTTCTCTTACTGAAATCAGGATTCTTACAGGCTTCTTCTTCAGCAAGTCTGGCGTTTACAGTTTCATCAAGTTCAGTTTTAAGTTCAGCCTGTGTCTTTGTAAGTATCTCAGGAGCACCGGGTACTTTTCTCTGTGCTTCTTCCATCTTTGGTGCTATCTTTGATAGTTTATCTTCAGCTTTCTTAAGAGCACTCCTAGCTATTTCAAGGGCATCATTCAATGGTTTGCCATTAAGTATCTCAATATCACTGCCTTTGATTACTTCTTCAAGTTGTACTTCACCCATCATCTTTTCAAGGAAAGATCTTCGTTTATCCCATTTCTTGTCAGTAAGGAAAACTTCTGGATTCAGCATTACAGAGAATATTTCCGGATCACCGATAATTTCTTTAACTTTATTATCGAACTGAGTTTTATTAACTCCAACACCGTCAACTTCCCAATAACCTTCATCTGCTTTATAGAGCTTGGTTTTTTTAACTACCTTTTCTTCAAGTCTTCTTAAAAGAGTTATCTCTGCTCCATTGTCAAGCTCAATAACAAGTTCTACTTCTGGGATAAGTCCTCTGATACGTTCACCACGACCGTCATTTTTACGTGGCTTAGGGTCAAGCTTGTGGCCTCGGTGATCTTTCTCAAACAGATTCCAAAGAATAGCGTTCTTAAAAACTGTTGTCTTACCCTTACCATTCCTTGCATAGATGTTGGCTGATTTTCCTTGTAAGTTAGCAAGATGCTCTGCTACTCCCTGAAAGTTCTTTACTCTGATCGTTTTAAATCTCATTTAGTTTGCTCCGTAAAGTCTGTTAATCTTATCTGTCTTGTATGCTGCTCAAACCTTTCCTTCGCCTGTTTGAAATATTCAGGGTCTAGCTCACATATATCTAAATCATAGCCTAGGTTATAACAAGCTATTGCACTGCTCATACTTCCTCCATGACTATCAAATATTTTGTTTCCTTTCTTAGCGTACTTGTCTAGTAGCCATTCATACAAGGATACAGGCTTCTCAGTCGGGTGTATTCTCTGCTGTTTGTTTTTCATATCACCTTGCAACATTCCATTCCACATAAATTCAAACTTTCTAACAGCACTATTAAAAGAAGTCCACGCTAATTCACAATCAGCATAATCTGTATTCTCATTTTTTTTATCCCAAACTATCCAACAGCTAGAATCGAATGGGATTTTAGACATAAAATGGTTAGCTCCCCAAATTATTTGATCTTTACTTACTCTGAATAATTCTTCAAAATACTGTTTATCTGGACAACCACACTTCCAAATCGATTTACAATAATTCTTTTGTTTTGCAGATCCTTGACCTCCTATTCCTGAAGTATAACCACCTTGAATATTTTTTGAACCATAAGGAACATCTACAATAGCTAAGTCATAATACTTATCTGGTTTGTCTGCCATAAACTTCATACAGTCTTTATTGTAAAGGTTAATCATATAATCTCCAATAATATGTTGTTGTTGCTCCGCAGCAAATACCATCTTTAGAATCTTACATGTGTTAACACACTAAGTCAATAAAAAAGATCGCCCACTTGAAAATAATCAGCCCACTCAACTTTATTAGGAAAATGTTGTGAAAATAAATTGCCCGCTCGAAATATTTAGAGAATATCCCGGACTACTTGAAAATATATAAGAAGGTTTTACTTTATAAATAAACTAATCTGTGTAAGTTCTTAGATCGTTTGTTGTTTTCAAAGTTCGTATATAGAGCATAGTTTTTTGAAAAAAAGAAAGAAAAAACTCAAAGCCAAAAGCTCTGATCACCTTGTATATTTGAACCCCCAAAACAACCTTATATTTTAATGCTAACAGTCAACCGCTTGTTTTTATTCATGGTCGAGATCAGTGTTAGTAAAATAATATAACATTTAAAAAGTATCTTTTTGTGTAGTATAAACATTTACTAAGGTTATTTTGTAAGTAATGGAAATGATTGGATTAAAATAGTAGCATTAAAATATAACAATTGGAATCATTGGGGAATTCTACCACCTATCTTTCCGCTTAACCTTCTTCGGGTGTCTTTCCTTGCCGTACTCTTTAAGATACCACGCATCTATCTGATCTTGCTCCCTGTTGAGGAAGTACCCTACTATGAATAGTGGAAGCAGAATTAATATGATCGTTAGGATATAAATATCGTCCTGGTTCATTTTTCACTCCTTCCATAGTTGTTATCCATTGCAAAGTTATGCAAGTCCTTGCCGGTCAGTTCCTTGATCGTATCCAAGCAATAAATCTCAAATTCATCAAGTGTGAACACCGCTTCTTTCAGTTCGCCTATTTTCCCTCTTAGGTTCTCCGCTTGATCTTTTGCCTGTTTAGCGGTATTCAGGATATAGTTGAAGTCTGCCTGTATGTACTTCTTGCCTATGCTGTTTTTAGTTGTCATTGGTTATTGCCTCACTAATGGTATTGATGTTTTCATATCATTGCACATCTTTTTGATATATACCTGCTCCCGCTGTGTTCGCATAATCTCACAGTTACCTGCTACAGTACAAACAAGTCGTCCCTTTGCATCATTCAACACTTCAGCATAAACCCGCTTGCCGGAGAACAGATCGTTCCATTTCAACAATATCCACTTATAACCCTTTGGATCTCTGCAAAGCATTTTGTCGTTGTAAGATGTCAAAGGAATAAGTTTGTTGTTCTTCTTAATTTGTGTGTAAAGTTTCATTTTCCCGCTCCTTCAATTAGTTCCATGTATCTTGCAACAGTCAATTTAACTGGTCGGTCTAGCCTGTCTAGTTCCTGCTTAGCCATACGCCAGATATTTTCTGCTTCCTCAGAGTCCCTGTTGTCACGTGTCCCGCTCTTTCTATCTTCTTTGGCGTATCCGGCCCAGAGAGTTAGCCACCCGACCGCCCTGCGTAAAATCCTTGTACTCTTATTAGTTATCATTTTTTTCCTCCGTCAAATGCCTGGGCCCGAACATTAGATCATGCCAGAGCATAGATTCCAACATCATAGATGCAGTCCCCTTGTAATTAAAACCATAGCTTGCTATTATATCAAAGCCGTCCCCTGATGCGAAGAAGGTTTTATATCCGAAACAATCCGCAGCCGTTACGCCCTCAAGATTGTTCTCTATTCTGTGTCTTAGTTCCTGCTCATTCTTGCTTTTATCTGTTGTCATTGGTTAGCCCTCATTGAAGTTAATCAGATTGTGTTTTG